TGGTCTGGTAGAACTCGCCTAGGATAAAGTTGTTGAGCTGCTTGGCCAGGCGTCGTTCCTTGTAGTCGCCGTTGTCGGTAAGGAAGACGGGGGCGGGGCGGGACTGGGAGATGCGGGACACCAGGGTGTCGACGGCGGACTGAATCAGGTTGAACGTTGGGCGGTCCATCGACAGGCCGTTCATCTGGTCCATTTTGGCAGATGAGGAGCCCATGAAGTTGAATAAAGACATATTGCCATAGAGGCGGGCATAGATAGCTGCCTGTCTATAGCGATAGCCCTGGGACTCTTTGAGGTAGGCGGCAGTGCTCAAGAGCTGTCCAGCCAGTTCGGCGTCGGTTTTAGCCTCCCACCACTTATGTGCCTGCTTGGTGTCTTTTAGATCCTTAGTCTTGAAAGTGACCGAGGAGTTTTTTTCTACTTTTGAAATTTTCATTGTAAATCTTCAGTACTTTCGGCACTATCACCCGCAGCTGACCAAAAGAGTAACTGATCTTCCGTGGGGTCATCAGAGGTAAAGTTAGGATCTAATCCACTATCAGTGGAGGCGTGGTATTCTTTTGAGGCCTTAGTCTTTTTATAATTAGAGATGGGGGCTTCATCAGATAGAGTGAATTCCAAGTCGCCCGACTTAAAATGCTTAATACCGGCCTTACGGCAGGAGTCGGCTAATTTCTTTAAGTCTTTGGCGCTTGGAATATTCATTACTTCTTCTTATTTTTCCGACGGATAGAATCAATCATAGATTCGCCGTGCTCATCTTCGTCCTTAAGGTCGTCGCCATCGGATTCGCTAGTGTCGTAGTCTAGGTCGTTAAGGCCCGACTTTTCGGAGTAGTTCTCTTTTTTGTAAGCATTATGGTTATCTTCGTCCGCATCGTTACCGTCTTCGGTAGCGTTGTCGTCGAGGTCGACCATACCGCCATCGGCGTACTTCTTACGGCGCATGATGGTTTGGGCGATAGAGGGGGAGGACTCCTCAGAATCGTCAGCGCTTAGCTCGTGGGACATAGAGGGACTCCCGTCCATCATGTCGAGGTCCATATCCATGTCTTGGTCATCGGCGTTACGGTCGTGACCGTCAACCCAACCACCCTCGGCCATCTTGAGGCGACGGTTACGGAGCATTTCCATTTCTTCCGAGGTGGGGGTGATGTCGATACTGGCCTTAGGTTCTTTGTCGAAACCAGAGGCTAAGGGCTTAGCGCTATTTTGCTCAGACGCATCGTGCTTGTCGTTATCTAACTCTTGTGTGCTAGGGCGGGACTCATCCTTAGCGCTAACAGGGCCGCCGTTGGCCATCTTTTTACGCTTATTCTTACGTTGAATCTCAAAAGCGATAGCCATATCCTTTTTAGGGGCATTAGCGCCATCTCTATCCATTTGTTCGTCCATTGGTTTCTTAGATTTTTTGAGTAAAGGCATGATATTTATCGTCTTTCTTGTGCAGCTTTAATGTTTTGGGCGGCAAAGCTATTATCTTCGTCACCGGGTGTTTCGTCGGAAGGCTCATCATCAGGTTCAGACCCTAGAATTTGGGAGGCAGCGCGGAAGGCAGCTGCCATAGACTTCATGTCACCCGACTCCATAGCGGTTTTAAGGTCGCCCATAGCAGATTCGAGGCCTGCATCACTGGACTCATCCTGTGGGTCAGGCTGAACATCGGGCTTACGGTGTGATATAATGACGCTAGCGGTGTTACGATTTTGGTTCTTTAGAAATGGTAGGGGCATACTAATGTCGGTTTTTATCCATTTATGGGTATTTTTGATTGATTTTGACGGATTTGTTAGGTTTTTTAGGGATTGCTTAGTCAATATTTTCGTGTATAATAAAGGTTATGACTAACTTAATTGATATTAAAGTAGTGTGCGAACATGACGATTTTATTGAAAACGGCGTTTGTGGTAATTGTGGCGCTATCGTAGAGTCTAATCCGGACGATGCCGACCTTAACCAAGAGCGTTAATTGTAATCAAATCCGCCGCGTTCGATTCGGGCCTCCTCTTCATTGCGGAGGCCCTCCATCTCTAACTCAAACATCCTATTATTCTCAGCCTCTGCCCACTCTCTGCTACCGTACTTAGGTTTTGGTTTAGGGGGTTCATATGCAAAGATTGGGCATTCTCTAAAGGCGTATAGCACCGCGTCGATTATGTCAGAATGGGGATGTTTCTTAATCACTATTTTGTCGGGGCGGGACTTGTCCCAGTCAATCTGGACGAGGTACGAGTCTTGGGCGAACTTCGAGGCGCCCTTAGCCTTGAAGCGCCCCGTGCGCAGAGCATCGTTGAGGAAGGAAACATTCTCCTGCTTACGGGCCTTATCTGCCTGGTGCACCGGTATGGACTTCTGACGCCTAAGCTCTTCAGCAATCTTCTTACCCAAACCACCCTCGTCGATAACCATTTTGGATATACCATATTTCTCAGTAAGAACCTGAATCTGACCCACTAAGTCGGTAATGGTCTGTTTGGTGGTAATAACCTCTTCGACTAGATAAGCTTGACTAACTTGCTCAGACCAAGCAAGAACAGCAATAGCATCAGCGTCCTTAAACCCCAAGTCAATCCCCATAACATAATTCCACTTATGAGGAGTAATGGTAGGAAGTTGTATAAAATGGTTAATGCTTTCTTTATATTGGACCCAGAGAGATTGAACATCGAGTACCCATTGATTCTTCCACTCTCTTAGGAGGGTGGGGTTGTTTTCGTCCCATTCGTTACGTACCATCTGTTCGTCGATGAAGGCGGCGGGGTTGGGCATGTAGGGGTTGTCTAACACCGTCCAGCCGTGGAAGGAGTAGCCGTACTTTCGCTCGTGGGTGGAGCGGTAGAAGTAGCCCTGGGGGACGGGGCCGGGCGTGCCGGTCATGGCGAGCCAGCCGTCCGCGTAGTCGGCGATACAAGGGGTGAGGACGTCATCCACCAGGGACTGGAGGTGGGGTCCGAAGTCCTGGGCCTCGTCGATGGCGATGCCTGGAGCCTTAATACCCTTAAGGCGCTTGATGAAGTTGGACATGTCGGCGCCTAAGATTCGTAGCTTAGCGCCGTTGGGGTGTGTCATAATGAGTTTGGAGTCGACGAACTTACACCCCAGCTGATGTTGGTCGTTAAGATCTTGGAGCACCGGCCACAAGATGTTACGAGCAGACTCGAGGGTAAGTCCTAAGTACACGCATTGGGACTTAGGGTACTTTTCCATAGTTTTCAGAAAACGAATCGCTAGGGCATTGGTTTTGCCAGCACGCCTAGAACATTGAGCTACAAGATACTTGCTAGGGTCATTAATAAAATCGTTTTGTACGGCAAAATTAGGATCTAAATCGATTGGCTTAGGCTTATATGCTAGGCGTTTAGCCAGACGTTTTTTGGCGCCCTGCTCGGTAATCATTTTTTCTTACTCGCCAGGTATTCTTCAACTGCCCCATCAGACATTTTGTCTAATAACTCAGACTCTTGAATTTTAAGGTCCTTAAGCATCGACATGCAGTCCTTTAGGTTCTGCACGGTCTCGCGAGCGGGAACTGCAGATTGGGCGTCTTTCCAACATGAGATCATAATACGGTCAATAATAGACAAGCCCCGGAGCATTAGAGCATCTATGGAAACGTCGGTATAAGGCTCATCCTGAGTCTCTACGTCCGGAGCTTTGGGAGGCTCTGGGTATTTGATATTACCGTGGATGTCCATTTTGTAGGGCTTGTCTATTATTTTCTTCATTTAACGGCCTTTGCGGCTACTGGTGGGAGAGGGTCAATCTCTGCGTATACGACGTTAGCTGAGGGGATCCACAGCTCGCGTTTCTTAGTTTTGTGGGTGAACACCATGGTGATGCCGTCGGCGCCGTGGGACGTCATATGAAGGTCCTCGAGGAGACGGCCTTTACCAGGGAACACCGTGCCTAGCTCCCCGACGTCGGGCATGAAGGCCACGGTCTGCAGCTTAAGGTGCTTAATAGTCCTATTCATTTTTAGCGGCCTCTACGACCGGAACTTCGACGGCTTTGACGGCTGCCTGTAGCTGAGTGGCCTCAGTATTGAGGTCCCTAGCTTGTTTATGCAAGATCTCAAGATCATTGGTTAATATAAAGATCTGGTAACTTACGTGACCAGCTTGTGCGCATACAGCGCTATATTCTTTGTGGATAGTGTCTACGGTTCTTGGGGTTGATTGATCGCTCATAATTAGCTCCTATGTTAGGGACGCAAAAGGATTGAATACAATACCCTTGCGTTTGGTTATACTTAGACCGCTTTTGGTCAAGTGGGTTGCAGTGGTCACCGTCGGGGGGACCAAAGATTTTGAAATTCCAATATTGCGAAATGCTTTTTTGACAAAGGCGAAGATGACTTTTGTATTATCTTTGGTCACCATGGAATAGCCTAGGATAACTTCGGCATCATCCTTAAGACATGCTACCTGGATTTTTACTCCCGGGTGATCCAGGTAGGCACTAATAATTTTATGATATTCTTCCATAAATGTGTCTTTTGGGATCTCCGAAAACCAAGAATCTCCGTAGTACAAACCCCGTAGCATAGTGGCATAGATAAAACTGTGATCGTTTTCCACACCATCTCGAACTAGGAATAAATCGTCTTTAGTCATTACTACTCTCTTCCTGCGCCTGTTTGATCATCTTCTCGGCTAGCGTCCTAATCAGTTTAGAGAGATAATCCTTATTGGCTGTAAATTTACTAGTCTTAAGGGCGGCCGTAATTTCCCTTAACTTCTTGCCTTCGGAGTGTAACTCCCAGATTTTTTTTTCTCGATCATCTTTGAAAGGATAAGAGTAAAGAAACTGCCCTGCTAGTCGGTAGTATTCCTCAACTGAGGAGTAGTACACTGCGTAATCTGAAAAATCCTGGCCGCCTGGTTTCCCTCTACTAGAAGAGTTTCCCATACGACCCCGCATAAAATGACTGCTATCAGAGTTTTTGAGGCTATACTCATCAGCCTCAGCATCCTTAAAGCCCTTATCCTTGAGCTTTTTATACCACTTGGACTGAATTTCGATAAACTCTTTAGACTTGGGGTTCATCTGGGGTCTGAGCAGCTTTTGCGGCGGTGTCGGCTTGTTTAGCTTTTACGTCTTGAAACACTTGGCTTGCGACTTGCTTGGAGGCGGCCGCTATAATAGTGTCATAGAATTCCGACATAGAAACATTTACTTGGGTAGGACCTAATCGCAAAAGCGTATTGGCTACTACAAAGCGGATAGAATCTGTATCTAGGGCGGGAAGTATGGGACTAAGTAACTCCCGTAACTCTGCGATAAGATTGTCAAATTCGGCCATGCCGACGGGAACGCGTCCTGAATAACTCATGTGTCTATATCCTTTCATTAGATAATGACACATGAGTCAGGATTTGTCAATAGACATTGTTAAATAATGTTTATATTATTTTAAATCCTTAAGATTCTTAGCGATTACCGGGTCGGCCTTTAAGTCTATTCCAGGCAATAAGGTTGTATGCTCCATACAGTCCTTAAGTAGAGCGGCTACCAACTCACTATCTGATTCTTTACACTCCACCACTATCTCATCGTGAACTTGTAGTACTATCCAGCACTGGGCTATTCCTAGCTCTTGTGCTCTTTTATGGAATGCTATCATAGCGCGATTTACAATAGAGGCGCCGCTCGACTGTACGCGGTGATTCATCCCCAGGTTGAGCAAGGTGCGTTGTGCGTATTCCAAGTCACCGTGTTCGGTAAAGGCCCCATAGATCTTGGCTATGTTCTTAGCCTCCGGTATACGACGGGGGCGGCCGTAGAGGCTGTGGACGACACCGTTGTCTTTGGCCATTTGGTGGGACTCAAGCATCATGAGTTCCACCTTGGGGTAAGCCTCGAAGTAGCGGTCGATGATGTCTTGACACTCGCCCTTGGGGAGGTCGAGCATCTGGGACTGCTGGAAGGCGGAGGTGCCATAGGGAGTGGCCAGGGCAAAGGCCTTGGCGATGTTTCTCAGCTTAGGGTGCTTGGTGGCGAAGGAGTCGGGGTCCGACTTGATGAGGGAGGCTCCTGTGATACCGAAGATGGGGGCGCCGACGACACTGTAAAAATCCTCCCCCTTAGCAAAGGAGGCTAGAAGTGTCTCATCACCAGAGACAGACGCAAAGACTCTAGGCTCAAGTTGTGAGTAGTCAGCGCCCACAAAAACACGACCCGGACGAGAGACAACACACTCTTTAATACGTTTGTCATCTCTAGGCAGATTTTGAAAATTCGGGTTTTTACAACTATACCGACCTGAGGTCGTGCCATGTTGTAGAAAGCTTGGGTTGATAATGTTGTATTTGGTCCTGTTAGCTATACCCTCTACATAAGTACCTAGTAGTTTGGAGGCTTTTGCATATCTTAACAACTTGTCTACCCAGGCATATTTCTTTGAGTACAGAGCGAGGTTGTCTGCGTCACTGGACATGTACTTATAGGGCTCAGAGATCTTCCGGGGACGCTTAGACGTCGCGTCCCAGACGCGTCCTATATTTTCATTACAAAAAGCGACGAAGTCCCGTTTGTCTTTTAGGGCGTAGGCGGGTTTAAGGCCCATAGCTTTGACCATCTCACGCCCGGTGTCGGTTAGGCTCCCAAAATCGTTTTTAAGGATGTGAAATAGGAGCCAGGATAGCTGTTGGCCTGCACCGATGTTGAACGTATCTTTCTTGCCGGTGCCTGGGTACTTGGCCTTGACGTGTGGGTAGATCTCGGCGTAGACCTCGGACTTGAGGAGGGCGATCTCCGCCTCGAGTGAGGCGCGGAGGTTCTGGAGGCGCTCGGCGTCGATGCGGAAGCCTACCTCATTCATGTCGTAGGTGGGGCCGCGTAAGAGGGGCATCGACTCATCGTCATAGAAAAAGGTGTCGAGGCCCTCGGCGTATAGGACGGGGACAAGGTCGTAGAAGAGGCGGAGGGTAAGGATAGTATCCTTAGCGCCGTAGCGTCCGATGAGGTCGGAGTCGGCCTTATACAGCTCGTAGAGGTCCTTGGTTAGGACGCCGCCGTTCTTCGACACCGAGGCCTTCATCAGGGCCTGCTCGTGTTTGGCGTCGTCGCCGTACATCGAGGTGCCTAACTCCTTAAGGCCGTTCGGGCGGTTCTCGTTGAGGAGGTGGGCTAGGACAAGGGTGTCCGTATGCACTGACTCGATGAGGGAGACGCCGAAGTTCGACTTGAGCATGCGGCAGTCGAATGGGGCGTTGTGGGCGATGAGGGCCTTGCCTTGGAGGAGGGATAGGGTATGTTTAGCTCCTTTAGCCGTTTCCAGGTCGACCAAACGCTTATTATCAGGATCCCAATACGATAGGATAACGTAATAGGCTAGGTGCGTTTCGGCGCATACGGAGAAGCCAATAACTTTGGCATCCCGGTCAACTCCCGTAGTTTCGCAGTCGATTGAAATAAAATCCTTATCTTCTAAATACTTCTCTAATTGCTTAAGCTGATTCAGAGTCTTGATCAGAATCAATTGTTGTTCCATTTGTCGTTGCTCCTTGGATACGTTTTTCTGAGATAGTGTAATATTCGGTTTCTTTTTCAATGCCAATAAATGCAAA